GCTGCGGCCGATCAAGACGTCGTGCAGGAGTACGGCACGCTCAACAGCATGTCGGCCATGTCTCGGTTCCCCTGGGTCCGCGCCTGCGTGCACGCCAAAGCGGGGGACCTCGCAGGACTGCCACTGATCGCCATCAGGACGGTGCACGGCCAACGCGACCGGCTACCCGATCACCCGGCACTCCAACGTCTGCAGAACCCAGGCGGCGGTGTCACCGGCACGCTGTTCCGTAAGCAGCTGGTCGTGGACTTCGCCCTCACTGGCAACAACTACATCTGGGACTTACCCACCGCACTGGGACGGCTGCACCCTGCATCGATGGTGCCTCAGGCTGACCGTCTCGGCAACGTCAGCCACTACGAGTGGAGTTGCTCCGGGCAGATGGAGGATATCCCAGCTGGCGAGGTGCTCCACGCTCGCGATGTCAGCTGGCAAGACACGCTGGAGCAGATCCTGGGCGAAGGCGCGATCCGTTCACTGAATGACTCGCTCGTGGCCGAGATGTACGCCGCGCAGAACACGGCAAAATCTGCGAGGCGTGGACGCATCGAGATGTTGTTTTCGGTCAAGGATGCATCCGCGCTGCTGACCGCGCCTCAGGTGAAGAAGATCACCGACAAGTACGAGCTCGCCACTCGGAAAGGGCAAGGTGCGTTCTTCGTCGGCTCACCCTTCGACGTCAAGCCGCTGTCTCTCACTCCGCGTGAGATGGAGTACGCGAAGATGCGCGAACTGAACATGTTCGCCGTGTTGGCCGTGTTCGATGTCCCACCTGTGCGCGTCGGGTTGCCCTCGGCCAACTACGGCACAAGCAAGCAGCAGATGCGCAGCTACTGGGAGTCATTGCGCCATCAGGCGACGTTCTTCGACGATCAGTTCTCGAGGCTCACAGGCGATCCGAACGTTCGGATCGAACACGACTTCTCTTGGGTCGAGGCGCTTCAAGTGTCGTACACAGAGCGTCAGGTTCGTGTCGAGCGCTGGATTAAGATGGGCGCGACTCCGAAAGAGGCCGCTAGATACGAAGGCTTCGTCGACGCACCCCTGACCGATGACGCCGTACCGATGGCCTCGGTCGTGATACCGCCCGCACGCCGGCCGGAAGAGCCCCAAGACAAGACACTCGAAGCTTATTTCGAGGCCGCATGCGGGCGGTATCAGCGCGCATGCAGGGGCGGGACTATCCCCGATCACCTGGTACTCACCGAGACAGCCCGTCTCGATGAGGTGCTAGCACCGCTCGGTATGGCTCACCGCGCATCCGAGATCGCCGAACTGACCGATGAGGCCGTGCGTCAGGTGCTGGCGATCACAGGTGACGTCGTGCTCGCTGGTACGTCCATATTCTCGGCAGAGCGTGCTCAGCGACTGCAGGAGGCCGCATGATCACTCGCGTATACGACATCGACGAAGGCAAGTACGCCACCAGTATCCGCAAGGTCGACGAAGGCTCCGACCGCTCGCCGCTGCTCACCCGGTTCCGTGCTGATACGCAGTTCCTAGCGTCCACTGACACGGAGGATCGCGCTGGCGACATCGTTGCGCAAGACTTCGATCTGAAGGACTTCCTGGCGAACCCGGTGATCCTCTGGGGGCACAATGCCTCGATCCCGCCAGTCGGACGAGCGCTGACGGCGAACGTCGGCGATGACGGACTGATGATCTCCGTCGAATGGGACGAAGGCGACCCGAATCAGCTGGGGCAGCTGGTCGCGCACCAGTTCCGCGAGGGCTTTCTGAACGCTGGCTCTATCGGCTTCTCTGCGGGCCAGCGCACACTCCGAAGCTCGCTACCGTCCGACCACGAGCATCACCAAGACATGACCGGCCGGTCGCCCTTCGATTCTGGCTTCCTCTTCGAGTCCAACGCACTTTTGGAGTTCTCGGCCGTGGCGATCCCGATGAATCCGCAAGCGCTGGCCATTCGCGCATTTGCTGACGAGGGCAACGGCGTACTCGAAAAGCTCACACGCTACCTCCGTGAGACCACCACCCGTTCGATGCAGGCCGAACTACTCGATCTGATTCGAGCCGATCCCAACACTCGCCGTGCGCTCCGTGCGCTGCTGCTGACAGAGGGCTTCGATAGCCCACCACCACCTCCCAAGTCGGACACCGGTCTGACCCATCTATTCACGCCCGATACCGAGTCCGAGGGGCTCGATCACCTTTGGAGCCCCAAATGAGCGACCAGAATTTCTCAGAGTCCGCCGAACGTCTCAACAAGACGATCCACGACATCAAAACCGAACAGAAGGCCGACCGTGAGTCCCTCGTGAAGGGTACCGCGAAGTTCGACAAGGCTGTCGAGGAGCTGCGCGAGAACCAGAAGCGGTTCGAGCTTGCCCAGAAGGCGTCCCGATCGGAGCCCAACATCGGGGCCGATGAGCGCGCGCTGATGAAGTACATCGAGGTGGACGAAGAGCGGATCCGCAGTTCAGGCGGCGTGAACAACGTCCACACCAAGGGGCGTCGTGCTCACTCCCGCGCTGATGGCGTTTCGAATGGCGCCGTGCGCATGCGTTACGTCGAATATGCTGACGGCACCTATGACAAGGGCTTACTGGACGATGACCCGTGTTGCGAATGGCAGGCCGAGCTGCAGCAGCTCGTTGATACACGCAACTGGGTTCGTGCGATGCAGAGCAACCCGAGCACGCCGCAATGCAATCGCCAGATCGAGCAACATCTCCGCAGCGCCCCCGCGCCGATCCGCAAGCTCTTCTCGGATTCCGTTTCCAACACGGCGGACAACCTCATTCCGGACGTGACTCTGCCCCGTCTCGAGATGGAACTCCGTGCGGCCCGGCGCGTTGAAGCACTATTTCAGACGGTCGCGAGCCCGAACAGTGGCACGATCACGTTGCCATTCCTGAGTACGGGACTTCGCTTGTACAAGGCAGGCGCCCCCGCTGGCGACGATCCCGCACAGTACACGGCCAGCACGGTCGTCACAGCCGCACGCACCCACACGATCAAGAAGACCGCCGTTCGTGCACAGCTGGATGAAGACGCACTCGAAGACACCATCATTGCGTCCATGCCCATGATGAGAGCGGAGATCGTTTCGGCGATTGCGGACGGCTGGGAGGACATCATCATCAACGGCGACACCGGCACGCATCAGGATACCTCGCTTGGAAGCTGGGATCCCCGTAGTCGCTGGGGCTCGTCCGGTCTCGGTGGCACCGGAGACCATCGACGCGTCGATATTGGGCTTCGTGCTCGCGCCTTCGACGTTTCCAATACCAACGACGGTTCGGGTTCGAAGACAGCCGCGGGCGCACTCGCTGCCCTTGGCTCGCTCGACAGTCCGCACGCGTTCGGCCGAACCGTGTTCATCGTCAGCCCAGAGTACCTCGTCGAGAACATGCTCGGATTTGACGAAGTGGAAACCGTCGATAAGCTAGGTCCAACCGCCACTATCGTCACGGGCCAGCTTGCCAGCCTGTACGGTCGCCCGGTCGTGATGACCGAGTTCTTGACCAACGATCTGAAGGACACCGGATTGTTCACCGATACCGATGGCACGACCACCGGCTACCTCGTGGTGAATACCGATCGATTCCTGATGGGCAGCCGCCGCGCCACCTCAGTCGAGCTGGCGAAGGACATCACGCGCGGGATCTTCAACCTCGTCGCAACACGTCGCGCCACCTTCTTCTCGTTCGACTCCTCGAGCAAGAAGAACGTTCGTTTCGAATTCAAGCTCTAGTCACCCATTCGCCCGGGTGATCCTCGGGTTCGGAGAGAATCATGTCAGCAGCACAAGTTTGCACCACGGCGATCCACGTGCCGTCCATCGGTGCGTCCACAGCGGACGTCCTTCACGTCTGCCACGGGCAAGACGACGAGTGGTACGTGGAGGCCGCCTACTACGTTCCGAGCACCGCAGATGCGGCGGATGCGTCCAACTACACTACGATCACGCTCTTGGCTGGCGCAGCCGGCACTGCGTTCACGGATACTGCGATGGCGAACACGACCATCGCGTTCGTTGCTGGCACTGTGCGCGCATTCGCGTTCACCGGCGCTGATACGCTCCGTGAGTTCGGTCCAACTGACAGCGTCGAGATCAATAAGGCCGAGACTGGCACGGGCGGGATCCTTCACGGGGCTATCGTGATCCGCTGGGTCAAGCGGCGCGTGTGATGGTGATCAAGATGTCATCTTCGGCACCGTGGATCCCGTACCGGAACCGGGCGATGGGCCTCGAGCTCACGCCCGGTGTGCACGACCTCACGGATGCCCAGGGGCAGTACCTGACAGCTGCGTTTCCGGGGATCTTCTCGGCTGTGTCTCCGTCGGTGTCGGCTCCGTCTACCTCTGCGGTAGAGGCAACCCCCGCCCCTGCGGATCCGACACCGGCATTGGTGCCAACGTGGCCGAAAGGTCGCCTCGAACTCATCTCGGCGATCAAGACCGGCGACGCTGACGCGTGGCTCGAGGAACTGGCCAACGATTCGCGGAAGTCCGTATCGAAGGCCGCACTATCACGTCTCGGTGTGCTGGAGGTGTGACGTCGCGCTCATTACGCCAGAACAAGCCCGTGAGTCCATTCCGGAACTCACCGGAACAACGTC